ATTCCCGGTAAAGCAACATTTGACGCTCTTGATTTTACTTACTATGATGTTGCTGTTCAGGGTGATGCAACTGTAAACAATTTGCTCAGATGGGTTAACAGAGTTTACAACTTTAATACTCCTGCAAACGGAGCACCAACTCAGATTTCTGCAACACAGAGAAGTTATGCTTATACTGCTGATGGTCAAGGTTATGCAGGAGTTGGCAAACTCTTGCTTTTAGACGGTTGCGGATATGCTTTAGAACAGTGGACCTTAGTTAACTGTTGGCCCACTAAGATAGATTTTGGTGATCTTGATTATAAATCGTCTGAAGAATGTGATATTACTATAAGTATTCGATATTCATTTGCAACTTATCAAAGTCATTGTAGCCCATCTGTTCCTGAGCAATGCGCTAAGCCTGTATGTACAGGTAATGTTAATGTTCCAGCAACTGGAACGTATTGATAATAGGATTGAATTATGCCTAATATGGGAATCGGTTTTGCCTCCTCTGTTGTTTTCAAGAGGCAAAACCGTTTTTTGATGTATATACCAGACATCACTCATAGGGGTGCTGTTGGTAGTCTTCGTTTCTTGACGGATGTTTTAATAGAAGAAAAATCTGCTAGACCTAAACTGAATTTTAAAGAATTTGATATTCCTCATTTAACGGAAACAATTTGGTTTGCTGATAGACCTGAGTGGAAACCAATTACAGTAACGCTTTATGATGTAGCTGAAACCAATCCTGCATGGGAGTGGATTACTAAAATTTATAATATTAGAAACGAGGGTGGAGATGTAAAAATGAACTTTTATGGTTCATTGCAAAGTAATTTCAAAAGAAATGTTAAAATATTTATGTTAGATGGTTGTGGTTATGCTATGGAAGCATGGACATATATGAATGCTTTTCCTACTGAAATTGATTTTGGTGAAGTTGATATGGGACAAAACAATGTGATGAAAATTACGATGACGTTGAGATATGATAGAGCTTATTGGGAAAAGTGTACAAAGGAAGTAATAGGTCTTGCTTCTAGTCTTATGTTCCCAGACAATGAACCAGATGCAATCGGATCTGTTCCGGGCTTTATTATTCCCAACAATCTTGAACCTCCTATTTAATTGTGGAATATTTTATAAAAAATTATTCATTATCTTCTTGTAAGTTTTGGTATTCTTCTGGTTCCAAGAATTGATCGACTTCAAGAACTTTGCGGCATTCTTCAAGGAAAGTATCTAATTCTTTGTTTTTCATGCTGAGAATACGGCAAGCGCCCGACTTATTTAGTCTGCCTTTTTTTGTGTATACTAAATTTTCGTTTGACAGTAATAGATTAATTTTTTCTTTGAGGTAGCTGTTTTCAAGTATATGAAGAAGTTCTGTGTTTTCGACACTTTCCAAAAACTTGTTCTTCATGTAAATCTCCTATTACCATAAGTAGATTAGTAAGTTAAATTACAATATACACAAATCTAAATTAAAATCAAAGTCTTTTGATAGGAATTTCTTTACTAATTTTTGTGTAATAAAATTCTTGATATCTTTTCTTAAGTTCTTCGAAGTTTTTATTAGATCTGTATATTTGTCGTAGATGATGAATTAGGCATGTTGTCAAGAAGTTAAATGCTTTGCTTCCACGGCTGGGATCAAATCGTTCAATTTTAGAGAAACAAATAAATACACCTTCTTGGACAGCGTCATCATAATCTATTTTTTGAAAATTTCTAAATCTGACAATATTTTCTGCTAGTGTGAAGAATTCTTTTGCTAGATTGTCTTGACTTTGTTTAAGTATTTTATCATTTTGTATTATTTTTTCTTCATCTAGCTTTAATGTTATTTTTTCAGTATTTTTTTTATGTGCTTCGTAATCTTGTCGAATCAGGTCATATTTTCTTTTAGCTTTTTTTGCGTGTTGGAAATCGATAATATTTTTTTCAAGGTATTTATTATCAAGATAATGATTACTCATATTAGAAATATAGTGTGACTCTATGAAAATAAATTGTGCAATAATAATTGATTCTTTAGAAGATAAAGAAAAATGTCTTATTAAATTTGCTGATATAGCAAATAAAACATTTTTTACTTTTGATTCAAAGTTAAAATCTTTAAATTTTCTTAAAAGTAAGAAAAATTTCTTTCAAGAATTAGAGTTGTTTTATAAAAATGAATCATTTTTTATTTTATATCCTGATGAAGAGATATTGTTTTGGGATGAAGAAGAGGCTTTTAAGTCACATTACAATTTAGTTGTTGACAAATGGATTATAAAGGCAAGAAGGAGTAATACAAAGTCACCTGAAGTTTCTAAGATTTTCATAAAAAGTTCTTTTAGAAACATAAAAAGGTTTGATGAAATTTGGTGTAATTTGTATTCTAGTGATAATTTTTTAAACAAATTGGAAGAATATATTTTTGTTAATGAACCAGATTTAAATGAAATATTTTTAATTTATCAGTATTTTTTTGAAAAATTAAAACAAAGAAAGCATGATGATGAATTGGTAGAAATGATTCGTTTAATGATGGATAAGTATCCGTTATTTGCTGAACTTATTAGTTTGTGGGGTGATTATTTATATGAATTAAATTTATTTATGGATGCAAAGGTATGTTATGAGAGTGCAATAAAAATAGCTCAGCACAGAAACATATATGATTTTATGCCAATGATTCCCAGAATGCACAAAAGTCATCCTGAGAATATGTTGGCTAATATAGAAGGCATCATATCTCGATATGATACTATGATTTAATTAGAAAGTAACATCAAGGTCATTGACGACAATGGTTACTTGATCTTCGTATCGAGCCATAGCAATTTGTTTACGTCCGTTAGGAAGTTTTTTCATTTCTTTTTCTACGTCCCCAATTGAGCAGTTAATGACACGCCAATTGTTTTTAGAAAGGCGTTCGACTTCTTCTTCTTGAGTCATAACGTCTTTGCCGGGGAAGTAAGCAAGTACTTGTTCTTTTGCTTCTTTAATAATCTTTTTATAGAGTGGAACATTGCAAGAGCAGCTAGGATTGTTGATGAATTTTTGAATTTCTGGAGCTAATGATTCAGGAAGTTTGCTACGAAAGTCTTCATCTTTCATAGCTGATTTGATGTCCATTAAACTTACATAGCTTTTAGATTGTTTCTGATCTTGATCGCTCATTTTTACTTCCCCTTAAAGCATGACCACAGCTTATACATTTATAAAGAGTATTTTGTTTAACAAATTTCTCTTTATCTGTTTCCTTCTTAGTAACGATATTTTGTATTTCTGATCTTGAAATTTTTACCAATTTTTCAAGATCTTTTTCAAAATACTTTTTGTTACAATTGTCACAAATGATATGCATGTTACTCCGAAATAATACTATTAGCTTCCAAGTAAGTTTGCAAGAATGCACAGAAAGTTGCGAAGAAACTTGTTGCACATCCTCCAAGGAAGATTAAAGGAAGCTTATGCCAATCCCATTCGTTAAAAACGTACATAAGGGTTGTGGTGAAAACTCCTGCCCAAAAACCTGTGCATTGGTAGCAATTAAGACCTTTCATTATAAATGTTGATATATAAGGTTTAATTTTATCCTTAAATGCTCTGCCAATGTCTGACTCAACGATAATATTGGTCATGCCAATAGAACCAAAAACCCAAAGAATGACATCGAACATGATTACCCCGTTGTTATAAGAACTGATATCTTATCACCTTTTCTGTGAAGGCACATATCTTGTATATTACTATTAAGAGGAAGCTGTAATTCAAAATCTTGAATATTTCCAGTAACATTTTTATATGGATTAAGTTCAATTTTCATGATTTCAATTGGAAATTTAAATATTTCTGATATTATTTCAATATCTTTTTCTGTGATGGTATTAATAAAATCTAGAACAGATCTTATGCCTAAACTTCTCATTTGTGGAATTTTTTGTGCTAATTCCCATGAATCGAAAAGATGTTTGTATTTTGGCAGTGAGTTTTTTACTAAATTGTTTTGAAAAATTAATTCAGCAACATTGTGAAAACCAATTTGTATCATAAAAAATCTCCTGCAATAATATAGTTTTAAATGAATTACACTAAATTAAAAATACGATTTGCGTATAAAAGGGGAAAATAAAATGGCTGATGAGATTTTTAGACCACAACGACCTGTTAATAATGCTTTCAATGAACCTCAAATTGAACTTCCAGAAAATCATCCTTTGCGACAACAGTCTAATTCAGAGTTTGGTAATGGTTTGCATCCCGGCGTAACTGGTAATATTCCTCCTCAGTTTAGAGCACAAATGGCTGGCGATGTAGGTGGAATGAACCAACAACCAGTAAGGGCACCTATGGATGCCGCTACTGCTATGGTTATGATGAATGGAAATGCAGAATTAAGTGCAATCCTTAACACACTAAAGCAGCATAGTGCTCATTATGAAGAAGTTATGTTGCCAAGTAAAGGCAAATTTTATGATGGTACAGATGGTCCCACAAATGGTATCATCAACATTCGTCCTATGACAGGAGAAGAAGAACAAATTCTTGCTACTCCTCGATTCGTTAAAAAGGGTACTGCTGTCAATATGATTTTCAGTAAATGTATTCGAGAAAACATTAAGCCTGAAAATCTTCTCTCACAAGATAGAACATTTTTGTTAATCTACCTTCGTGGTATTAGTTACGGCACTGATTATGAAGTTCAAGTTCGTTGCCCTGACACTGACAAACAATTTAGCACAATTGTTGATCTTGATGGATTAGTAATTG